AACTTTTGGATATTAGCCATTAGGTGAGTAATGCCAACCAGAGTAACCCTATTGATTGGCAGCACATTTGCAAATCTACGGGTAAATTTAGCAAGGTATCTGTTCATGGCAGCTACCTGTACGTCTGTAATGTCGCCAGAAAGTTCTGATTCTGCGGCAAGTGCAGAAAAAGAGTCAATCACACAAACAGCATGAGGCTCGTTGTGAATGATTTGGTCAAAGATAGCGAGATATTTTTCTCCAGACAGAATGTTGCCTTTCGTTGAGCCTACAATTTTTAAGTTGTCTGCATCAAATTGCAATCCCCTGATTCCTTCCAAGTCTCTTTTCTTTAGCCTACCCTCAATGTTCCCGTAGTAGACCTTGCGTTTTTGATCGCCTTCTATTTTAGCTTTCTGTGCATTTTTACAAAACTGTAAAGCATGAACGGTTTTACCAATCTTTTCTGGTCCTGTCATGATGAAAAGACTGCCCTCTGGAACGCCACCACCAAGTGCAATATCAATCTTTGGTGTAACTGGAATTATTGGTGGAGGGTTGTCAACGATGTATGACGCTTCCAAAAGAACGTCACCAAATTCCTTCAATATATCTTTTTCACTCATTCTAGATCCTTTAATTTTGATATGATTGATTTTTTCTTATTGCTCGATTCAAACTTTTCTTTTTTAGAAAAATCATATTCTACTGACTTTGCTATCTTCTTAGCAATTTCCTGCTTTTCCTTGTACTCTTCCATTACATTCTTCAAGAATGGGCTTCTCAAAGAGTAGCATTTCCACATTCTCTTGTCGTTTAGTGCAGAGATAACAACATGTTCACCATATTGTTTTATCAGTTTATTTGCAAGAGTAATCTGATATCTATAGAATTTTAGCCACTCTTTAAGTTCCCAAAACTTTAGAGGCAATTCCTTACCTTCTGTTTTAGCTTTCTTTTCACAGATAAGCTCTGTGATATATTGAGCGGAATGTACCCAACCATTAGGAGAGTAACGAGAAGGGTACTTGCTTTTTTCTGTTCTTTTTTTAGCCATTGTCGTCCGAGATCGTATGGATATTGTTACGAAGTTTATTAACAACTTTACCTGTTCTTTTACCTCTAGTCATATCCGATCTTGACGATTCGCCATCTGTCATAATTGTAACACCATTGTTATTCTTTGCAGCAGAGTTGCGAATGAACATTGTAGTGTTATTTCTGTTTGTATAGTTATCTTTTGGTTCTGGGTCAGTTGCAGCTTCAACGACCTCTTCTTTTACATCTAGGTACTTTTCGATTGTAGCTTCTGATCTTGACATTTCTTTTGAAATATCTTCAACAGACATGCCAGCACTATACATACCTTTCATGATGTAGATTTCTTGTTCTGTTACCTTGCCTTTAGCCATTATATCTCCCTTTCTGCGTTATTCAACCAAGCCGCATTTTTAGATTTAAGAAAATTGATATAGTAGGTAAAGATCTTTTCGCTTGTTGGTTCAAATCTCCACTCAGGTCTTCCAGCGTGACGCATTTGCTGGTTCTTTCTTCCTTCGGAATACATACCAATAGGATTAAAAAGTTTACCATACTTTCCACGTTTAACATAATAGTTTGTTTTTCTGCCTTTTACTAGCTTGATTGCATAAGCATCTGGCTCTTCAAAGACATCATCTTCGTACTCCAAATCAAGAACAGGAAAGCCTTGCTGATCTAGACGATCTTGCTCTCCAATGAAAGTGTATACAGCAACGCTTGGTGCTGCATCATCTTCTTTTTCCTGATTAATTTTAAAAGTTGTCATTTACCATTCCTTTTTTTAAGGGCTTCTGACTTTGAAATTCTTGCACTATCCTCGTATGGCCCCATACTCATACCTTCAGGAAGTTTGCCTTCTAGATCATTTCGCTTTTTAGTTTTCTGATCCCGACGCATTTGCTCTACCTTAGCTTTTCCTAGCTTCTTGACTTGCTTATCCGCATACTCACCAAGTGTAGCAGCTTCGTGCAAACCTTTTACATAGTTAGGAACAAAATTGTCGGTCGCAAAGTCTCTGTATACCCTCTTTGATTTACAAGAAGGACACTTGACTTTTTTCACCTTACAATCATACTCCTGCATTGACCAAATTTCACTAAAATTATGGTCACATTTTTCACAACTAAAGCTGTACTCTGGCATCTTAGTCCTCATCTTCTATAAAGTGTTTTTTAATATCTAGGCATTTCTTACAGTATACCTTAGATGTCCTGATTTCGACTCCATCTTCTGAAAGTTTTAGCCTAAAACCTTCTGCATTTTTTCTGTATCTCCCCTCTATTTCTACTTCTGGTATAATCACGGTGACTTTCTGACCATGTTTCAACATTCTATTGCAATTGTCACAGTGCCTAACTTCGTACATAAGTCCTCCACTCCTCGGGGATATCTAATGACATAAAGGAAATAAAATTGTTTGGGTTTGGTTCTATTGGTTTTTTTAAAAGTCTCATGCCAGCTTGCTCAAGTGTCTTGCTGCCCTTTTTAGTGTTACATTTAGAACAAGCTATTACTACATTATCCCAAGTATGTGCATCCTCTTTCTTATCAAATGATGAACGTGGAATGATATGGTCTATTGTAGTTTTCTTGAGAGGAAGTTTTGAGTTGCAATATTGACAAGTAGAGTCGTCTCTAATCGCAACATTGTATCTCCTAACAGGAACGCTTTTTCTTTTCTTGATAAATCTAGGCGTTACTGCAACGGCAGGTAGGTGAAACTCTTGACCACCACTAGAAGTAACTATATCATCAGCATAATGTTCGATAACATAGACACCTTCTCCGGGCATTTCATTTCCAATTATTTCCAAGCATATTGCTCGCCTCCAACTTATTATAGTCAATGGTGTGTAATCTTGATTCAATATTAAGCATGGATTATGATTCATTTTATTAACTCTATATAAAAAAAGAGCTACACAAAACGGATTTGCATAGCTCTTGTATACTATATCAATGAGAATTAAGCCTTAACTTTAATTTCATCTTCCTTGACACCGATCAGTAAAGGAAAAACCTCATCTAGTTTTTTTGTTGCTTCAACAAGACCAGCCTGATCGCAAGCGTCACTTAGACATTCCCACTTGCATACCAACGATGTCAAACAATGATCGTCGTCATGGTCAACAACCGCATCTGGTTTTTCAGGCACAGGGGGTGGAGCAGGATCTTGTTTAAAAAGGCCACTAATTGCAGGCCAAAAAAGAACAACAGCACCCAATCCAATGATAGCCCATTGAAAAGTGTCAAGGCTTCCTAAAAGTTCCATTTTTAACTCCTTACTTGGTTTCTCTGACAGTATCGCCAATAACCCAAGCCACAACAATAGACGCAACTGCTACAACTTGATCTGTGTCAAGTGTAACTCCCAAAAGATCTTGACCTACAACCGCTACCAAACCAGCAGCAGCTACCCAAAACCTTCTGGATGCAAGCATTGATTTTACTTTGTTATTCATACTTTCTCCTTTAGTGTAAAAAGTTTTCTTCTATCTTTTAGAGGCATACTTGAAGCCATATTAGTCAAAGACTCATACATATACTTAGCCTCTTTTCTAGTACTAGCCTCCCTTCTAACAGATCTCCATAACATCCACTTTTGAAAAACGCTAAGATTTCCAAATTTCTTAGCAAGCTCTTCGGCATCGTCTTGACCATAGTTTTCTTTAAACCATTTTACTATTTCAATAATAATACTTATGATTGTAAGAATAGTCATCGGATCAAAACCATATGATCGGTCTTGTTCCGCTTTTAATTGAAGATCGTCACCGACGACCTCTGCCAGTCCAGCGGCATACTCGTCTAAAGTCATCTCATTCGCCATCCAAATATACCTCTTCTTTGGGGTTGTTTAGTAGTAGGTTCTGGACGTTCTTCTACAACCGGAGCAGGAAGAGGTGCTTCGCCTTTGCTTCCACACTTCGGATTATGATTACAGTTTTCTCCAGATTCTATACAGGGACAGTCTGTTTTATGACCATCACCATGTATTACATATCCCTTGCCTTCGCAAATACAATCTGTAATTACTACTGGCTCTGGATTGTCATCTTTATTATTATACTCTGCGATTGCCTTATCAGCCTTAGAAAAATACTCTTCATAGACAGAATCTTCGCTTTTATCGTATAATTTCCATGCAAAACCGTAAAATAATTTAGACAAATTCTGAACTTCTTCTACAGTCAAAGGATCAGTTTCAGTTTGTGGGCCGATTGTTTCTTCGATTAATTTCGCAGCAACAGGAGAAAAAGTTGGATATTTTTTCTCACCACTCTCTGAAACCAAAGCGTTTCCCATAACTGTTTTACCAATTTTGTCTAGGAAATACTGTACCTGTAGATTAGTTTTCAAGTCTGTTACTAGAACACCCTCTGACATAGCAGCAAATGTAGCAGCTAACATATTCGCATCGACTGGATCTGATATTTCAGGCAGTCTTTCTACCAGACTGACAATATAATCTTCTGGTCTTTCAAATCTATCTGGCACTGTTGGCCCCTTCAGCCTTGGGTAGAAAAGTCCTACCAAAAGCAATAAAACGCCCAACACTATTCTTAATCTTTCACTCATTAAACCCATCCTCCAAGACCGTAATCAGGAAGCTGACGAGCAGGAAAACCATCAAAGTCACTAAAAACAAAAGACCCTCTAGCATTTAAGATAGATCTCGCATCCTTTTCTCTCACCCAAAAACTTCCGTCTGGTTGACCGTGACGTTTTGGACCACTGTTCCATACGCCCCAGCTATTCTGGATCAAGAAAAGTGTCTCGTCATAAATTTCTCTTGTGTCATCGCAAGCGATCCAAGCCATAGCATGAC